GTTTATATCTGCGTTACCTGTTGTAGAAGCTGGTGCGTCTAGAGCGACTGAACCAGCTGTTGAACCATTTAATTTTATTGTCATGCTTTTATCTCCATTAACGTTATAGTTGTTACTGGTCTTGGGTTGTAACCATCAGTTGGGTTATTGGTAGATCTATTTATCCACACAGTACGAGCAGCAGCGTCAGCCTTGGCGGCACATGTATAAGTTACTGCCGCAGTAGATGCTGGTGTATCTTCAACTACAATCGTATTTGTATACATTTTATATGGATCATTAGCAGAGCCGTTCATAAACAAAGGAAAAGTCGAATCTGTAAATCTATTTTCTGTAAACTGATAGTTAGTTGGAGTTGCTACATGTGTATTTGTAGTGCCACTACCACTTCGATAGATTCTTCCAGCAGCATAACTATTGTCATCTCCACCATAAGTTACAACGTGATAAATTAAAATTTTGTTGCTAGATGAAGTAGGAGTAATTGATGCTGATAAGTAATTTGTCCAGCTATTACTGCTTGAGTAGTATGGAGAATCAGGTGTTGACGCATAAACTGTTTGTAAAACTGAATTAGTGGGCATACTTGCACTTACTGCTCCAGTTGCTAAAGTTGCTGACGTTACGGAGCCAGCTGGTAAACCACCAGAGGATATACCTGTGATAGTACCGTTACCATTTATTTGTATTGCCATATTAAACTATTGTATATGTACTACCCGAAGGTACTGTTACTGTTGCACCACTTGCTATTGTGATCGGCCCTGCACTCATAGCGTTTTTGTTTGTGCCTACTGTGTAGTTGTTAGATATAGTCTGTGAGTTTTCATAAACACATCCGTCAGCCACTGTGGACGCTAAACCTGTAAGGTTTGATCCATCTAAAGCTGGTAGTGTGCTAGGAAATCTTGCATCAGGTATCGTTCCAGATGTTAAGTTACTTGCACTTAAGTTAGTTAAATCTGGATTAGGTACAGCAGCCCAAGTTAAGCCGCCTGTGTTACCAGATTGAGCTGATAAGAAGTAGCCGTTAGTAGGTGAGTTTGATACTTTTAGGTTTGCTTCATCTACTACATTGTCTGCAATAGTTAAGGCTGTAGAACCTGTAACCTCTCCTGTGTGAGTAGCGTTAGTAACTTTAGCTGTGTTTGCTGCTATAGCTGCATTGATAGAGTTAGCTAACTTAGCGTCGGTAACTGCGTCATCTGCAATCTTTGCTGTTGTTACTGCACCAGATGCAATCTTTGCAGCTGTTACACTACCAGCACTTGGCTCGTTTATGTTTACTGTTGACCCGATCGTGATGATGAAGAAATCAGCACCACTAGAAGGAGCGGCAGAAAATATAATGTCCCCACCGTCAATAGCAAACCCTTCGCTGGGTTGACTGGTTCCGGTATTAGGTTTCTGAATGACTCCATTGATGCTAACAATATGTTGCTCGGCAACTGTGCCTGCATTACTAAGTGTAAATCTATAAGCTGATCCATTAAATGTCGCACTGCCTCCACCAGTTCCTGATGAACTAGATATTGTATTTATAAAGAATTGTCCAACTGACTGTGTTTCTTCAAACGCAGAAGTTGATGTATTATATACGAGTAATTTATTTGTGCCAGTATTATAGAATAAATCACCAGCGTCGTTATTACTTGTAGGGTTCGACGAACCAACTCTGTATCTTTCGTTGAAGTCATTGATGTCTCCACTAAGACTCACTAGGTCGCTTTCTGCAAGTGTAGCTTTGTGATAATTATATATCTGACCAGAGCCAGTTGACGTTACAATAAAACGTATACCATTAGCTACAGTAGAACTATGAAAGTTAGAAGGTATGTTGTTTATTGTAACAGTTGATCCACCTACAGTTCTACCTGATGTACTTGTACCACTGCTATTAACAACAAGACCGCCTGCGTCTGATATACTTACAGCAGCACCAGAAGCCTTTTGTACATTAGGAAACTGTGTTTCGTTTGCTATAGCTGTAAAGCCACCGAATATAGAAAGTTGGTTAGCTACGTAATCAACAATAGCACCAGAAGTAGGTAGCTTAGTATCGTCGTCTGTAACTGTAGTCTGTTTTAGATCACTAGCTAGCTTTGCAAGTGTTACGTTGCTGTCGGCTATCTTAACTGTTGTTACGTTTGCATCTGTAATTTTAGATGTTGTAACAGAGTTAGATGCGAGTTTTGCGTCTGTAACGTTTGTGTCAGCAAGCTTTGCTGTGGTAACTTGACTGTCTGCTAAATGAGCAGTATCAATAGAACCATCAACATAGTGCTCTGAATTAATAGAGTCATCGGCTATCTTTGCTCCTGTAATTGCGTCGTTTGCTATGTCAGCTGTTGCTACAGAAAGATCTGTAATATTAGCACTGTTAACTGCTATATCGTTTGGTAGTGTACCACTAGCTAACTTTGCCATTGTTACAGCATTGTCAGCTATCTTAGCTGTTGTAACTGAATCACTAGCTAGATCGCCTGCAACTATAGTACCATCAAGTATCTTAGCACTTGTTACAGCACCATCTTTAATATCGCTTGTTTGTACTGTTTGATTTTGTTCTTCTTGTGCAGCAAACAGTAACTGCTCATGGTTGGCGTTAAGGTCAGCTGCCTTGACTGATGACCCTGCTGTATATGTAGCCTTTGCACTATCTACATCTGTATCACGAAAGATACGTATAGAAGCTGGGCTAGCTGGTATGTTGCCTGATGTAAAGACTACATTACCACCACCTGTAGTCGTGTAGTTTGTTATATTGTAGTGTGTACTGGTTGTTTTTATAATACCATCTACAGACACTTTTACGTCAGACTCTTGTATAGAAGGGAAAGAAAACGCTTTTGTCGCATTTCCATCCCCAGTATAATCTACGAATGTTGTTGCCATTTATTTGTATATGTTGAGGAGGTCATTTGACTGTACCTTTTTAAGATACTTTTGACGTTTTGCTTCTTTTTGCTCGGCTATAACTTCAGCCACTTCTGGCATTTCCATTATAGATGCCCAAGCTTTACGTCTTGCTTCTTGGAATATTTGATCTATTTTACCGTTGTGCCAGTAGTTACGAGCGTCATACTGAGCCCGTTTACCATCACGTATATCTTTACGCATAAGTTCTAACGATGCGATAGCCTTTGGATCTTTTGCTAACTTGTTTAGTTCAAGCTCAATATTCTGATCTCCTATAGCTTTTTGAAACAATGATCTGATACGTGGTGCGTCAGTCAAGTTAGTGCTGTCAGGAGCATAGTATGTAGATAGGCGTAAATCGTAGCCGCTGTTAAATAGAAACTGTCTGCCTTCACTTTGTTCTAAAGTCAAAGTAACAGGACTGAACATATTAAATGCTCTGGTCAAGAAGTCCCAGTTATTGATAGGCTTACCATTTAGCATATCATACTTAATAGGAAGCTGCTCACTTGTTAGAGTTTCGCTAATTAGGTTTCTGTTTCTTAGTGACTGATCTATACCAGACCCAATCTCACGCATGTATGGTACAAATAATTTACCCATTTCATTACGTAGACCAGCTAGAGGTACAGAGTTGTTTACTAAACCAGCTATGATTCTATCAAACTGACCGGGGCGACCAGCAAATAAATCCACAAATGACTGTATACCAGCAAGATAAGACTTACTTGTAATAGCCTGTGCGACTACTAATGATATCTTTTGTAGCTCTCTTTCTGTCCACTCTTCACCCATAAGTAAACTTGCATCACCTACGTCAGCGATTGTAGACATAATTAAGTTGAAAGGTTCAAAGGTATCGTAGCCTACACGTACAGCTCCAAGCTTTATTGTTCTTGGTTCAAACTTAGAGTCTAGCCATAGCTGTCTCTTCTGTCTGTCAACTGGCCCGTTACCTGTAAGATCTCCACGCATCCATGCCATTGATGCCATAAATACAAGAGCAGATCCCATTGCCAATCGGCCTGTTTGTAGTGCCTTTGCGTTAGCTAGTTCGACTGCATTTGTAATACCATAGCGTTCTACATTTTTTAGATTACTAGGTGTAGCAAATGCTATATCGTTGAACTCTTTGACTAAGAAGTTAAAACCGGGTGTATGCTTTGCTGTAAGTGCAAGACCGTTGACACCAGTTCTAGCAAATAGAAAGAATGGTTTTGCCCAAGGGTTAGCACTAAACACATCATTAAGACCTTTTGCAAAGCCTGTAAGCTCTTGTGTAAGTGTAACTTCTTGTCTAGCAAACTTAGTAGCTTCGTCTATAATATTACCTTGTGAGTCAAATACCTGTGCATAGAAGTCATCTTCATAAGCTTTTAATACTTCTCGATTTATTTCTGGTAGCTTGATGCCATCAGCAGCTTGTAAGTCAAGAACATTACGTAAAGCTTTTTCACGCATTTTAGCACGACCTATGATGTATGCAAACGCATCGTCAGTTGCGGCCATAATCTTAGTAGAGTATGTAAGCAAGTTACTGTTGTTCATAGACCTAGCCATGTTTGCTACTGCAAATGCTGCACGATCTCCAAAATTAGCTCTACCACTGTCTTCTGCCCATCTACGTATAAGCTCCCAGTTTTCGTCACCACGAGTAAACTCAGAGTAACGTGTCTTAATAGTTGCTATATCACCTTTCCAGTATGAGTTTAGTTTTTCTCTAAACAATGTAAAGGACTCAGGTATAGCTTCTATCATAGCGTTCATAGATGCCAACCCTGCACGCACTGTAGCACTGTCACCTTTGAATGGGTAACGCATAGCAGCTCCTAGTGTGGTAGCCATAGGACGCAAAAATGTTGCAACGGATGTACCAGTAATCGCTCGCAATGGTGTTTTAGGGCCAGATAGAACACTATGAGTAAGTACACCTTCTAGCTCACGTATCATTACACCTGTACGATCTGCACCTTTTGGATCTAGTTGTCCACCTTTTATTATCTTTCTAGCAAAGTTGTCAAAGTCGTCAAGTGTATTGACATCTTTCATCATAGAAAAGGCTTCAAACAAAGCATTGAGTAGATCATCATTCTTATCATCCTTAGCTATTTTTAGCACTGACATGATAGATTCTTTTGCATCTGCTACATCTGCTTTGACTGCATCTTCTATATTCTTAGCTCTGTTTTTACCAGCACCCAATGCTCTAAATGAGTCAGACTTTACAAATCTAGCTTTCTTTGTATGGTACAATGCAGTTAGCATAGTATCTACAATCTGTTTAGCTGGGCCGTCTATATCATCTAGTGATACTAAGTCTGCGATTTCTCTACCAGCTATACCAGTATCTCGTAGTTGCTTGAGTAATGAACCTACAACCAGATCAGTTACAACAACATTCTTAGATGTAAACACTTCAACACCATCTACAATATCTTTGTTTGCTTCTAGTAGCTCTTTGAGATATTCGTTAGATGATAACTCTGCTGCGTTTCTACCCTGTGTTATAGCTTGATGTCCGTCTACAGCTTCTTTAAATGTCTGAGCTAACTTAACTCTGTCACCCTTTGCTGCCTTGAGTTCTTTTGCAAACCTTTCACTACTCATCAAACCTTTGAGTACACGCTCTACCTGTTTGACATCTGTACCACCCTTGAGAGCTATACGCTCACGTTCTACAGGTGTAGTTACAGAACCAGTAGCTCCTTCCTCAGAACCCCACTCTTTACGTGTGCGAGATAGTTGCTGACGAGCTATGTCTGGATCTACCTCTGATACATGTGCACCTTGATAAGGTTGTGATACAGGTGCATTTTTATCTGCACGAAACTGTATTTCGCCTTCACGTATCTGTGCAACAGCAGCTTCTGTGCTTTGTTTAGATACACTAGCATTTCTATCTTGTATCTGTTTAAGTACTTTTTGTGAGCCTTTGCCCATAGTATATGTCATGCCATCAAAAAATAGCCCAATACCCATACCTTCTACAATATTTTTTATCTTCATCACAACAGGATGGTCTGTATCTTTAGTAGCTAATGGTGTATCGAACCAGCCATATCTGTCACGCAATGCACCGAGAGCGTTCTGACCATCAGACTCCTTAGAGATAAGGTCAGATATAGCTCCAATACCAGCAGCTCTGATAAAACTGCTTGCACCTAATAGTTTTGTAGCACCAGCACTTATACCACCTCCGATTCCGGCTGCGGCTAATCCTTTAGCAGATAGTACTACACCAGCAGCTAGCGAACCAAAGTGTACAAGTCCACGTAACTGTCTACCCCACCATGTTTTAGTTTCGATAGGATTATCATAGTTTGTAAATGGATCCCAGTCAGGTTTGTAGTAACCTAACTCTTCCTTTTCTTTTTGCATTGTGCCGTCCAATGCTTCTTTTGTTCTTTCGGCAAAGGTGGCTACAGAGGATGCAGTATCCTGTAATCCACCTGATAGGATAGACTGACCTTCTTTGACTAATGCTTTGAAGCCCCACTTTTCTGCATTACGTGGGTCATCTTGTTCAGCGACAGCCTGTTCTTCTTCGGTCTTCTCTTGTTTTGCAACCTCAGCTTTTGCTTCTTCATCTTGTTCGATTGTATCAGCTAGTTGATTGACTTGATCGTTTACATAGTCAAAAGCTCGTTGGTCTATCTCAAGTTTTACACTTGGATCTTCACTCATAATTATACCTTAGTATTAAATATTCAAGTTTAGCATTTCATTGATTGCCGCCGTTGATAGTGTGTTTGGATTTAAGAAGGGTGCTTCTTTCAACTCTGGTACAGCTTCCAATAACTTATCATTGTCTTCTTTTGACAGAGTTGTTTTTTGTTTGTGTGGTATACTAATACCAGTTATAAACTGTTGACGCTGTATGTTTGTTTCTAGCTGTCGTATAAACATCTCAGCATTTAGTTCACTAACGCTAGGTTTAGTTTTTATCATCCACTCTATGTTGTTATCTTTAGTTGCAACGTCTAGAGTTTTAGTACCATTAGTTTTGTTAAGAAGTTTATTTTGATCGTCAATGTTGTCTAGTTCTTTACGTTCTGGTAATTCGTCTTTATCTTCTTTTACATCAACCTTAGCAACTCTTGCTTTAAATATTTCTTCTGGTGTCAGATATGCACCGTCAGCATTTTTTATAAAGTTAAAACGCATGTAGTATGCTGGATAACGAGTTCTACCGCCACTTCTAATATACTCACGTGCTAAAGCTAGATGTGGTGCTTCGCCTGCCCACTCTTCTGTGCTGTATATTAGACTTGGATCTTTACCAATAGCATTAATTGTAGCTTGTAGATCCTTTGTAGCCTGTGTATCTATCGGTAGTATTTCTTCTTTATCGAATGTACCATCTTTTATAAGTGCTTTTGCTTCTCTAATTGCATTAGACATAGCAGTTTTTCTGGACTGTCCACCTACAACAAGTTCTTTAAATCTTTCAGTAATATATTCTTTTGCGTTGTTTCGTGTAACAATGTATTTATCAGTCTTAGCTTTATCTAAATCTCTAAGTTGTTTAGCTTCTTTTACAATAGCTATAACTCTTTCATCCATGTTTTCCGCTTCATCTTCTGTAAATGCACCAAGTTCTGGTGTGTTTACATACTTAACCTGTTCGTCACGTATATCAGGATCTGCTATCTTGTCTATCATACTTTGAGTTATAGGAAGATTATTACGTCTTCTACTTCTAATTTCAACAACAATAGCTTCATCAGAAAACTCTCTAGAAGTTATAAAGTTTTTCATAAACTCAGGTAGAGATTCATCGTCAGTAATATTAAATCTTTTTCTAAAATCAAGGATGTAGGCATCAACCTCGTCTGCTATCTCTCTTGGGTCTGTCATTTTAGCAATCTTAGCTTCAAACTCAACGTGGTTTGTTTGTTCCCACTTACCCATTTCTAGTTCGTTTATTTCATTTTCTCTTTCTATAGCTTTTTCATCATACTTGTTTCCAGCAGCTGTTAGTCTTTCATGTAGTCTCTGTGCTCCTTTGGGTGCTCGTTCATCATTCATCTTCATTGTCCCACCGGGAAACTCAAACTCTTTATCTAACAAAACACGTAGATCACCAGCGTCTACTCCACTAGCAACATCATCTAACATAGGCTCAACTAGATCACCAAACTCTTGAAACGCCAGTTGACTAGCTGTTGAAGCATCTAAACCACTTGCTTCTAGTTGAGTTTTTCTGTTAGTAATCCAACCTTCTTTACCTAAGACATCATTAGCTAAGGTCTGATGGTTAAGAAACATAGAACTAATTTCATCGCTGTTTCTTATAGCCGTAGCTTTTGCAAGTAATTCTTGCCTATTCGATTTCCATTTTAGTATTAAATTTTCTTTCTGTTTATAAACTTCCGGTGCTAAGTATTTTCGTACTTCTCCAGCTGATAGCTCTCTAAGACCTTTTGCCCGTCTTGCACGAATGTAATTTTGAAATATAATAGACTCATACTCTCCTAACATTTCTGTTACTTCGTCTATGGTAGAAGCATCGTTTAGTATTCTATTATCAAGAGAAACAAATCTGTTATCTTTAGATGCAGTTTGAAGGTATCCACCAAAATTTTTACTAAATTGTTTTAGATCATTTCTAGAGCTTAGACCATCTTGATAATTAAAACTACCCTCTCCAAAAATCATAGTAGCGTCAAACGCTGCATCTCTTTCTTCTTTAGTTTTAGTAGGATCTTGTGAGTTTTTCTTAGCATCTTGCTCGAACTCTTGCTCTGTGTTTCTTGCACTCTTTTCTTCTGCCTCTATCTTATTCTGTTCGTCAAGCAACGCATCATTTATATCAGACTGAGCACCTTTGTAAGAATCAGTTATAGATCTAAATTTATTTCTATCTTCGTTAGCTTGCTGTATCTGTTTAAATATAGGTGCAGCTGATTGAGCAAAGTCAGCAATATCTTTTAAAAGGTTAAGTGGTCTTTCAGCTCGTTGTTTCTCGAGTTCTGCCATTTGGTTATAGAACTCTTTAGTATCTTCAATCTGATTATTCTGCTCCTTTATCATTGCATCTGATAAGTCAGCTCCAGTTGCAAGATAGTTAGTGGAACCCATAGCATATGGATCCCGTTGTCTAAATGATGATGTCATAATTACATGAATGGTGATACTATACTTGCTATAGAGCTTGCTACTTGTAATGCACCTGTAAGTCTATCTGATGGAGGCATCATAACTGGTGCACCGTAAGAAGCCGGTACTCCCAAACTCTCTCTGGCTCTAGCATTAGCAGCTAAGAATCGACGTTGATTGACTGTTTGCATCATAGCCAAGTCACGACCAAACGCATTATCTATAGCTCTTTGTATTTGTGCTTCTTTTTGAAGTAATCCTTGATACTGAGCTCGACCATACTTTCTTGCTCTACCACCCTCGTTTACTTTTTTAGTTCTAAAATACTTGGCAACAGCGTTCTGTCTTGCAGCCCTACCTTTACCTTGTATTTGGTTAGCTCTACTTCTCGCATCAGCCTGAGATCGACTGTATCCAATAATATTTCTATCTAGAGTTCTTGCGAATGTAGTTTCTTTGTTGAAAAACTGTAATCTTTTTTGTTCAAATACAGCATCTTTTTCAAGTTTTCTTTGTTTAGCAGCAGCTCGGGCCCCTGCATTAGCGTCTACGCACACGGCAAAATTCAATAAATGTTACATTGTTTGGCCCATGTTTTAACTTACGTAAAAACTTAAAGCCAAGAAACTTAAGCAATCTAAGATGTGCCTTGTTTCTACTATCGACTATATTCCAAAGGAGTGGCTCAGTACGGCTATCGACATACCGCTTGGCCTCTCTTGCAAATGTAATCGGGTATCGGTGTATATCAGGAGTGCAAAGCATCCATATATCACCTTCTTTTCCTACTCCGGCCATGCCAGCAGTCTTGCCGTCAGGCACTGTAAAATACACGTAGGATCGGTTTTGAGACATCAGAAATGGAAGGAGGGTAGGATCTATCCCATGCCCTTCTTCGACCTCTCTGAGGTCATCTGGACGAAGATTAGAGGCCACTTCTGTAGCAGCCTCCAAAGTGATTGGGTGTATATAATTAGACACGTTGATAAAATCTGGGTGAATAGTCACCTTCCCAAGACAACGCATGTAGCGTAGCTGGGGCTGGGTGAGATGATCGTAGTATTACATCTACGTTTGTGTTCTTTTCGTAGATTGGGACAGTCTTGATAAACTCTTCGAGATATGGTGCATCAGATGCGTCGTACTCGTCGAGCTGCGTTGATTCATATACTTCTGTGTAGTCGTTTTTACCGACTCGTTTGAGAGTTGTTTCATAAAGTCCTATCTTACCAAAATGTAATTTGATTCTATGTACCACTAACGAAGAGTTTACATCAGCAGCTACCTTTTCTCCTTGACCTTTTGTAGGATAAAATGTAGGAAACTGAACTTCGTAAGGGTATATATAACCTATAGTAAGTGTTGCACTAGACCAGTTACCCGGTAAGGTAAAGCTTGTGCCATTTACTGTAGGCTTTGCATATCTACCAACTCGTACTGAGTTAGTATTTGTGTCAATCACAACTAAATCGTGGTTAGGTGAGCTAACTGTATTCAACCAGCTAACACCAGAAAAGGTTGTCAGATTCGTAGTTGAGTTAAAGCTGCCGCCGCTAACAGTAGTGTGATTATCCACATGTAATAAGAAGTCGACATTATCTTGTACTATGCTAGGGTCTTCAGTTGTTTGTACTAATCTTATCTTCTGCAAATAATAATCTGCATCTAGATAGTAGTATTCATCATCTATAATAAAATGATATAATATTGGCCTATTTAACTTCCATTTAAACCATGCTGCTTGCTGTCTCTTCTCACCAATATTTAGATATTTATAACCATATACTAAGCTATCAGCAGCACCTGATTTAGCATATAGAATAATACTGTTTTCTCTTGAGTTAGTGAGTAAGTCTATATCTTTAGGTAGCAGTGTTGGTACAATTTTACTAACTTCGACAACAGTTGGTTGCCCCTCTCGACTGATGTTTGCCATTTCATTGAAGCGGCTAAACTTACCAGAGTTGTCAACATATCCAAGTGTTGTACCTAATGAAATAGGTGCAATATCTTTATTGTAATTAAACGTAGATATACTACGTAACTTAGCAGTATCAGGGTTTAGAACTGTATCATCTGATGCAAGTAAGAATTGTTGGTTCGTGCTAAATACTACCAAACCAGCATTGATTGCTATACCATCAAATAGCTCTGATGGGAATGTAGATGCAGAGGAGATGTCAATAGGGTCGGATGCTGATACGGTCAGGGCTGACTCAGCAAAAAAGTCTGGTTCAGCTATTGAACCGGGTCTAGCTGTTATGACGTTTGACCCTGATAGAAAGGCTAACCTATTACGAAAGAACAATACTTTGTTTATTCGTTGACCTACAAATGAAGGCAATGGATTTGTTTGTTCGTCACCTATTAATCTATCAGCATATGTAAACTGTTTGATAGTAAATGTGGCTATTTCGGTAGATGTGCCTTGGTTAGCTAACGCTGTTCTCTGGATAACCAATGGCATATTTGTTAAAGTCTTTGGTATACCCGGTTTAGCACACTCAGACCAAGAGCCAGATCCGTCTCTGTTATTCTCACCATCAAAACGTACATAGTAGTCATCCTCTTCTGACATACGAGAGTTAGATACTTTGACTATGTAGCCATGTTTACATTGATTAGGTAATCTTGTTACATCGTTTACAGAGCTTTGCATGACTCTCATCAAGTCATCTTCTACTACCTCTACATTAAATGCACTAGAGCTAGATAGATACATTCCTGTACCAATAATTGTACCGGTAATACCTGTTGGAAGTTCTGACAGTATACCACCAAGAATAGTATCAGAAGTAACAGCTGTATCAGCATCGAATGGAGTAGGCTCTGGTCTGATAAGCTTAAGATTAGCTTTTACTGCTGTACTTTCATGGTCTTCTACCCTGATAGTATAGTTAAAACCTTCCATAGTTACAGTAGTTGTATCACCTGTAACCCAACCTTCTCCACCATGTAACAATACTATGTCTGGCTGATAGCTGCATCTGTAGTTATTACCACCCGGCCCGTTAGAGTTTGCACTATAATTAGGACTAACACCTTGCTGACCTAGAGTTGTGATTCTAAATATAAGATTGGTTTTACTTCCAGAGTCTACACTAAATACTTCAGTACCGATACCGGGGCAATGACCTGTACCGTCGCTTTCATCGAGTGTATGACTCTGTATTCTTATACGTGTAGCACGATTAAGTGTAGTTGTAGTAGAATTATTATATAAATTTACACCGTACTGCCTACCATTTTCAGTTCTAGTTAGTTCTAAAAATGCGAAGTGAGCGTCTGGTGTAGCATCTGTAGTTCCCGTTGTCCCAACGAGAGTGTTAGCATTAGAAGTATCACGACTAGAAACAAAAGTTGTATCATTAATTGTGAGAAACTGGAGGTTTTCTGGGTCACTTGTTGCTAAATAGTTTTGTATTGCTGTTTGTCCACCTGTACCGTATGCAATAGTCTGTGCTGCACCGGGGTTGTCACCATCAGCTTTCCATACTCTAAGCTGACCATCGGCAGCTATCTGGCCTATGTACGAGCCTTCGTTGTCATCACGATAGTAATGAAAGTACGCACCACCACTCTGAACATTAGCTAAAGCATCAGTTCCTACTCTGGCTGCACCCGGTCTTTTAAATAGACCCTTAGTTACATCTGGTATTGCGTTAATAGATTCTACTACCTGACCCGGAAATTTTAGGTTGTCAGGCTGTTCTGATATGCCTGCTGAATATTGTGGAATGGTTTGTGTTACGCCTGCCATTATCTTCTAAGGTTTCTCCAAGGTTGATAGGTTTGATATGCAGTATCTTCTGGGAATCCAAACATACTGTGATCTGCTTGATTGCACTCGTACTCTTGTAATGCTGCTCTTGCTTGCTGTTCCTGTACTCCTAGTAATCTTACTAAGCCTGCATTAGCAACAAGTTGTGTAGCTGCAATTCTAGACGCTCTGTATATAATATAACGTCTGAAAGGAATAGGTAGATCTTCAAATTGGTATAGTCTAACAATATCAAGATCTACGTCATCTTCAAACTCATCTGTATGATCTATTTTGTCATACAAAAATCCATTGCGACGTACAAGGTCAAAATGTCTACGAGCTTGATTATCATGCAAATCCATGGATACTATGTCAGCACTTATTGCAATCTTCTTGTTTGCATCTGGTGTAAATTTTACATGGTATTCTGTATTAAAATGCCAGCCCTCTGTCTGTGTATCTACATTTGCATCACGTAATAAATTAAATATAAATGATACCTCTGGGTTATCGAAGTTAAGTTCAGTAAGAGGTGCTTGTCCGATAGCTCCCAGTATAGAGTTCACTGCGGATAGTTCGGTATCGGTGTCAATAGTTGTGGTAGCCATAAGAAAAAAGGAGGCCGAAGCCTCCGTATAAAGTATAAATTAACCAAACGCTGTTGGCTTTGTTGCTGTGCCTGCGAATAATTCAACAGCAGCAGCTGGGTTTAAGAAGTCTGCACCCATAGCTAGACGACCTAAGATTACGTCGCCTTGGTATACAACTGAAATGTCTCCAGATGTTACCTGTACTTGAGGGCCGATTGCTTCTACAACAGCAGCAGCTTCCTTCTGGAAGATAAGTCCACAAGAGTTGTTGAACTTAGCCTGCTGACCGTAGTCATTTACGGTTACGTTGTGATCGTCACCCATTGCTTCTTCTACGAAGGAGCCTGAGTTTCCGGGGTCTGTTACACCGGGGTTTGTAGCAGATCCAGTACCATACTTAGTACCGAAGTTGCCAAAGAAAGGAATGTTCATTGACTTGTAGATGGTGATACCAGCTATTTCAATGATGCCTTGTCCAGACTGTAAAGCATCTCCTCTCTCGTTACGGTTGATAAGTCCGTTTGTTTCAACGCCCTGTATCAATTCGTAGTATTGTCTTGGGTTCAAGACAGCAACTCTTCCGTCACCAGAAATGCCTTTCTCGTCTAGTGCAGCAGCTGCATCGTAGAAAGCATTGATTAGGTTGGAAGCGTTGTAAGCATCAGATGCGTTTGTAGAAGAACCTACACGGATCTGTGTTCCACCGGGCTCGACAAAGTTAGTCTTTGTGATAGGGTGTGCTTTACGAGCTGATTTTGTAATCGCTCTGAAGATCTTTCTGTCATACTTCTCTGCAAGAGCATAACCGATCTTTCTTGAGATCTCTCCTCTCAAGTCATAGTGTGCTAGTGTTTCATCTAGCTCATAAACAAATGCAGAACTGATGAGTAGGTCATCAACTGTAATTGTTTTTTCAGCTACTGGAGGTGCTCCATCGGAGTTACCTAGTATGCTGTTTCCGGGAGTATGATACTCGGCGGATGTTCTACCTGTGTAGATGAACTGAAGTGACTTACCAGAAGTAAGTGTTCTTTTCATTACAAGGTCACGGGCTATAGTGTTTCTCTGGAAGCCTTTGAACATCTCACCTGAGAACAACTTTAAATAAAGGGCTCTCCTATCTGCGGTAGTAGTAGAGACACCTTGGCTCGCACCCGGAGCGGTTAAAGGAGCTAATTGGCTAGCACCTGATTGTTGTTGTGCCATTTCTAAGAATGATTATTGATTTACGTTTCTCAGATCTGAAATTTTTTGGCCATTTTTTTTTCGTGGTCTATCCCACCGTCTAGACGGCTCAAGGTATCTGCCGTAGCAGGCTCTCGCCAATAGAGATGGGAGGACTTGAACCTCCCTGTACGGCCTTAACCGATTACTCTTGTGTACTTGATGCCACGATATACGTAGGTTACAGTCATTGTACTCTCCATATACCAAGCCCCGTTCCATGCT